GGCAGAACGTGGAGTCACTATGGATGTGATAGATCCCATCCAGCGGTCTGAAGCGCATAATAATCGGATATTAGACGATTTTGAAAAGAACCCTGCCGACATCGTAACAATAAATAATGTGCTAAACGTAATAGAGGAACCTTCGCTACGAAAGCAAGCACTGCGGGGGGCGAAGGCTCTAATAAAACCAGGTGGCGAAGTGCGCATCAAGATTTACGAGGGGAGTGGTAGCGGAAAGGGTAGTCCCACTAGCACGGGTTCTTGGCAAGAAAATCGAAGAGCAAAGGACTACCTCTCCGAGGTGGAAAGCGTATTCGGCAAAGGGGCTGTAAGCGTAAGAGGGTCCTATCTAATCGCAAGGGAACAATAATGCCAGCCTACGATTGGTATTGCAAAACGTGTAAAGAAGAAGAGAAGGACATCTGGTATCACCGTGCCTCCGATGTGCCCAAGAAGCGCAAGTGCAAGGCGTGCCTGGGTAACACGATGGTGCAGGACTTTGCCAACAAAGGCAGGAACCAGATACACCTGACGCACAGCAGTCTCTATGGAAAGTTTGAGCCAGGCGTTGCGGAGTATATCAACAGTTACTCCGACAAGCAGCGCATAATGAAGAAGTACAACATACAGGAGAGCAACGACCCTGTTAAAGGATCACGTTGCCATCGTGTAGAACCCCCGAAGACTCCCACGCTGCAAAGCGATTGGGCCGATGCGCCCAGCAACGCACATGAGTGAGGTGAGCAAATGAGTGAAGTGACCGAAGTAGTAGAATCCAGTGAAGTAGCTGCGACTGAATCTGCTTCTCCCACTGAAGGGTCTGATGATTTTGCGGCAGACCTGGGAGGGGATACGAGCAGTGCAAGCACGGCAAGCTCCAATGGACAAGCTGCTGCTTTCGATCCGAGTGGTGTGACCGATTGGGCACGCCAAGATAAATCCGATGTGCCTACTGAGTATCACGCAGTCATCGATGCTGCGAAGTCACAGCAGGCCGATTACACGCGCAAGACGCAGGACCTGGCAGATCAACGCAGGCAGTTTGAACAACAGCAGCAGGCGCAGCAACAGCAGATGCTGCAAGCCCTGCAAAACCAGGTCAACAACGCGCAGCAGCAACCCCAGGAGGACCCCTATGCGGACTTACGTGCGCGGCTGGGGCCCGATGAGAGCAGCGCCATCGATGTGGTGCGGCAGATCATCAAGACGGAGATCGGAACAGGCAACGAGGATCTGAAAACCGAAGTGGGGCAACTCAAGCAAGGCATCGCATTGCTGGCACAACAGCATCAGACGGGCCGAGTGAAAGAGGCTGCGGGGCAACTGCAAGAGGCGCGGGATAAGTATGGCGAAGCACTGGACCCGTATGCGGAGCAGATCAAGGCTTTGATCGGAGTGCCGAATAAAAATACGGGCGCTAACTACACGGTAACCGAAGCGTATGAAACGGTGAGTGGAGTTAAGGCCGATGAAGCGGCAGCGCTGCGGCAAGCGGACCAGACTACGCGACGTACGAGTAAGCGGCAGGCAAGTGGTGGAGCGCAGGTGACGGTCAGTGGCGAAGGGGCACCGCTCAGTGATGGAGAGTTGGTCACCGAGCTTAAAAACCTTGGCTTTGAATAGCCGTAAATATAAGTGAGACATTAAGTTGGCTGCAATAACTACTACCGAAACCTGGGACGCTGCATGGACAACCACCATGCGCAGCAAGCGTAAAAGGTTGACCGACAACATATCAAACTCGTACCCCACCATCGCTGCTTTTCGTAAGAAGGGCTTGATGGAAGTGTCCAAAGGTGGAAAGCAAATCCAGGAAGACTTGATGTATAGTCTTACTGATTCGACCTGGTTCGATGGGTACGATACCCTGGACACCGACAGCACGGATGGCATCACGGCAGCGTTTGAGTATTTCCGCTACAACGCTACGCCCATTGTCATTTCGATGACCGAAGAGATCGAAAATCGCGCCAGCGATAAGGCGATCAAGCTGCTGACGGCGAAGACGGAGCAGGCCATGACGGGTGCGATGTCTACGATCAATGCAGCCCTCCTGGGTGCGCAGTCTGGTAAGTCCATCGTGGGCTTGCAGGACATCGCTTCGATCACCAGTGGCGGCACGGTTCACTCTGTGAACTCTGGCACCAACACCTGGTGGGACAACAAGCGCACTGACTACAATGGCACGTATGGGACGGAAGATTTTTCGGTGAAAGAATCGTCCACCGATATGTACAATGGCATCCTGGCGATGCGCGACCTTTGGAACCAGGTTTCCGAGGGGAATGATACCCCTGATCTATTGATTACTAACTACTCAGTGTACGGGGATTACGAAGCGATCTTTGAGGGCACTGGTTACTATCGCTTCACTTCTGCTACGGACCAGGCGATTGGTGATGGCAATCAGAACGCTACGTTCCGAGGCGTACAGTTCGTCGTAGATCGGGACAGCCCAGGCACCGCAGGTCAGCATCAGTTGTTCATGTTGCAGACCAAGTATCTGAAACTTCGGATGCAGGAAGGTCTGAACTTCGCCAAGACCCCCTTTAAAGAACCCTCTAATCAGCAGGCCAAAGTGGGTTTTGTCATTGTCGGTTGTCAGCTGATGACCAACAACAGGCGTAGGCAGGGAGTCCTGGATAACATCACGACTTCTACTACGGTTTAATTAACCTGGGGGGCAAGCCAATGCCCCTTCTTTTAACCCTGCTCATAGGGGAAAGGCAACTAAACAATGGCAACGGTACAAAACAATAACTACGGCACCAACCGCATTGGCGGCACGGGCGTAGGCAGTCACGCAGGACAGGGACTTTTTGCAGAGTCCTCCACTGCCAAGTACGACCTGGGCGCGAAGTTGGAGTTTTCCGATGGTCGCGTTTTTCGCTACACCAAAGCGGGTGGAGCGATTACTGCGGGGCATCTGGTGGCTCAGGATTTCAGCGCTGGCAACATCGCTGAGTTTGATGATGCCACGATCAGTCCTGTAGCTGCAGGCTCTACGGTTATCACCATCACCGCATCAGCTCTTTCGGGCGTAGATGATGCGAATGAGTTGGCAGGTAGCTACCTGATGACCATAGATGGTACTGGCGAATACTATAGCTACAAGATCAAGTCGCATACGGTTGAGTCCAGCAATGCGGTGGAGTTCACATTGTTCGACCCACTGCACACTGCTGTTGTCAGTGGTGAGACTGATCTTCAGATCATCGCACCAGCTTTTCGCCAGGTGATAACGTGCGCGGCAAGCACCGATGCAAACTCCGATACGATGCCTGTTGGAGTTAGTTTTCGTGGCTTGACTTCAGGCTATTACGGCTGGATACAGACCAGCGGCATTGCTTGTGTTCGCTATGACCGCAATAGTTTAACTGCAACAGATATCCATGCAGGTAGACCTGTGGTTCCTTCGGTGAATCACGGGGGGTCCGTCCAGCCTTCGCAGGCCGCAGCGGAAGGTACTGCCAATGATCTGACCTACCAGGTTGGCACGTTGGCATACGGCGATGTTGTTGACAATCAGCAGGCAGCAGTGTATCTGAACCTGCCTGCGTAACCCATATGGGCAGGGGGTTTATTCTCCCTGCCCATCTTACTACGAGGAAATCATGCCAAGACCGAGGAAGAATCCTCTCCCTGATGCTCCCGAAGCAATCACTCCTATCGCAGAAGCTACGCCTGCAGTGCAAGCTGCTCCTGTAGCGGAAGCGCCCAAGGAACCTAGTCTCATCGACCTGCTTGAACGCGCAAGCGATGATCAAAAGGCGAAGATTCGTGATGCGCTGGGGGTGCAGGCAACTGTCAAAGCACCGCGCAAGCAGACGAATGCGGACGCAGCGCAGGTGCTGGCAGCGCATGGGGGCGGCACCTTCCAGGCACCTGGTTTCCAGCCCTGTCCTCCGCAGGGTGTTGCGGAGAAAGGAGAGGGGGCAGTTCGCGCCTGGCTGAAGCGTTGGAACGAAGGTCAGACGTACTCCTCTCGCAACGCTGAGATCGATGGCGTTGATGCCGAAGCACTGGCAGCTACTGCGGTGGAATGAACAAACGCACGGACCAGGTTGTAGCAGGTAGCGTCAACGCTGCTACGGTCTTTGGTGAAGCAGCAAACTTTGGTGCGGCAGACGTAGGTACGCTGAGCCTGTCTGACTCGTTCAGCGTACCTACCCTGACCACTACGCAGCGAGATGCTTTATCGGCCACCAATGGAATGGTCGTATATAACACCTCTACAAACAAATTTCAGGGGTATGAGAATGGGTCCTGGAGTAACCTGATATGACGGTATTAGAGTGTATTCAGATGGGCCTATCGCGCACTGGACTGTCTACTGCCAATACAGACTTCCAGACGCAGGCGAGGATATACCTCAACGCAACCTTGCAGCAGCTGGCAGGTGAAGCGACCTGGTGGTGGTTGCATAAGACAGACTCTATTCAATGCACCCGTGAGTTCACCCTGACCTCTGACACGGGCACCTTTACAGCCAGCAGCACGGTGACAGGGCAGACCAGCGCTGCTACTGCCACGGTAGTCTCCTGGAATGCTTCTACGAAGGTGCTGGTGGTCAAAGATGAGTCAGGCACTTTCCAGACCAGCGAAGTGGTGCAACAATC